CATGAACTGGACCTTGCGGTCTGGTTCAGAGAGGAAATTGTCCCCAAACACGGACCAGGATCTACCGCGGACGGTCTTCTGGGAAACCAGAAGTACACCCAACGTACCTGGCCTATGCGTCTTAATGAGTTCTTCCCGTATTGGGATTTTCTCATTCCAAATGTTCGACACGTCGAACGTCTGGAAGACGTGGCCCTCCTCGAACCCGGAGCAGAGATTCCCGCTAAGGTAATCACTGTTCCTAAGACGTTGAAGACCCCACGTATCATTGCGATGGAGCTAACTGCTATGCAGTATGCACAGCAGGCGCTCCTTCCTCTGATCGTGGATGAACTCGCTAGAGATGACAATCTGCGGTTCATCATCGGCATCGAGGACCAGACTCCTAACCAGGAGCTGGCTCGAGAAGGCTCCCTTCACGGGGACCTTGCAACACTCGACCTGAGTGAAGCGTCCGATCGTGTCTCCAATCAACTCGTACGGGCCCTACTAGATCCTCATCCCCAATTGCATGGGGCTGTTGATGCATGTAGGTCTCGGAAGGTTGACGTTGATGGTAAGACAGTTCGTCTTGCCAAATTCGCGTCTATGGGTTCGGCCCTCTGCTTTCCTTTTGAAGCCATGGTCTTTACGACCTTGATCTTCATGGGAATCGAAGAAGGGCTGAGTAGCCCACTGGACGCACGAGACGTGAAGCGTCTACGGCGTCAAGTGCGCGTCTACGGGGATGATATTATCGTCCCAGTAGACCACGTGCATTCCGTGATCGGTGTTCTACAGAATTTTGGTTCTGTGGTTAACACCGGTAAGTCTTTCTGGACTGTTAAGTTCAGAGAGTCTTGCGGTCGGGAATATTATGATGGCCATGACGTTAGTATCGTCAGGGTTCGTCACATGTTCCCTTCGTCACGGAAGGACGCGACTGGAGTCATGAGCATTGTTTCTCTTCGTAACCAGCTGTATTTCGCTGGTTACTGGGAAACGTGCAAATGGCTAGACAGCATCATCGAGGGAGTGATTCGTCACTTCCCGGTGGTTCTGCCTTCTTCACCAGTGCTAGGTCGTCACAGTTTTCTCGGGTTCCAAACCGAGAAGCTACATGCGGACCTGCATAGCCCCCTTGTCAGGGGCTATGTGTCTTCTGCTCGCATCCCGATCAATATGATCGACGATGTGGACGCCCTGCTTAAGTATCACCTCAAGCGGGGGCGCGAGCCCTCGTTTGATGTGAATCACTTAACGCGTTCTGGTCGCGCTCAGTCGATCGACATCAAACTGAGATGGGCCTCGGCGGTATAACCGCTGAGGGAGGTCGCGAGACCTCGCGGGAGAGCCAAGAGAAGAAAT